TTTCCGTCCGTATTGAAGTCAAGATCCGGTTTGGAAGCGAACAAATCCATCCGGCTGTATCCGTTCGCTTCGTACCCCAGGTTAAAGCCTTTCCACGCTTCTCCAATATCTTGCTTGGCTTTTTCAACAGTGCTAGCGAAATCTTCGTTTCCGCGCATGATGAAATAATCTGCGGCTTTTGCTTCCCGCTCATAGCGTGCTTTTGCGCGGTTCAGATTTTTCACATATTCGTCGGGAAGATCAACCTGGTAACGCTCCGCCATTTTGAACGCATAGTCAATGTTCTGAATAGCGGCACGATACGCGGCCTGGCCTTCTTTGGCGGCGGAAACGACCTGTTCATAGGGGGCAGCGTCATCGCCCTGCATGGCTGCGTCATACAGGGAATAGGCAGTATACTGGGTAGGCACATATTCGCGGCCAACCTGATCGATATACTTCATCACGGTGACCATGTTCCGCAGGCCCTTGTCATCCGCCGCGTTGATCCCAGCCAGCTTGGCCACGGAATCATAGTTCCCGTTCAGGATCTTTTCCTTTTCCAGCGCATCGTCGTAACTTTGCTGTAGCTTGCCAAGTTCTTCCTCTGCTGCATTCAGGCGAATCTGCAGGTCTTTCAGTTCTTTGTCTTCAGAAGCGTAATCCTCAGAGGTATACTCATAGTTTTCAACGCTTTGCTGGGCATACTCAAGCTGCCTGCGGTAATCGTCGGACACGGCCTGAAGATCTCCGCCATGCAGGTACACGTCAGAACGGACTCTCTGCTCCAGTTCCCTGGGCACATCAAGCCCTTCGTTGATCCGGTCAATCGTTTGCAGCAGATCGGAATATTCCTGCACATCTTTGGCAAACGGATGCTTGGACGCGCCTTCATTGAACTGCTGGTCAAGCACTGCGCGACGTTCTTCAATCTGTTTGCGGATAGCGTCTGCTTTATCCTGCGCTTTTTGATATTCGCCCTTAGACTTCAGGATGTCCAAATAATTCTTGGCGGTATAGCTGTCCGCATTGTACTGCGCTTGCCGTACCACGTCCGTGCCGGTCATGGTACCGTTCTGGATGGCGTCGGTGATCGTGCCAATGTATTCAGGGGTAGCAACGGGCCACGACCACTGGGCCACCAGTTTCTCTTCTTCGGTGCCCTTGGTCAGGAACGTAGGCGCGGCTTCCTTGGCGGCAGCGTCCTTGGCGGAGGAGACTACCATGCCTGTGTCGCCCTGGGGCGCAGAGGCACCGCCGCTTTGGGTTGTAGTCTGTGTTCCCTGCGTGGAAACACCATTCAGGGCGTCGGTCACGTTCTGCACATACACCGGGCCCTGCACTTCCGTCTTCTGCTTTTCGCAGGCCTTGCGGACAAAGTCTTCAACGTCCTGCCACCGGTAATTGATGGCGCGGGTGGTTTCCAGCAGGTCGCCGGATTTCATGCTCTCGTCCATCCGCTTCAGGGTGTTCCTGCCGTCCAGCAAGCCATCCAGAATATAGTCGGCATTATTGGTGTATTTCAGCTGGGTGTATACGTCATCCCACAGTTCCTGCAATTCCTTCTCCGCCGCCAGAGTGGTCTGCTCCGCCTTGTACACTTTCTGGTACATGGCCTTCTGGGTGGCGTCGGTGCTGTTCAGGATGGCGCGGTTCTCTTCCAGCCACTGGGGCCCAAAGCCGGCCACATTGAAATAAAGGGCAGCATCATCCAGCGTGCTGCCCACAGAATACGGCGAATATTTGTCGCTGGTCGCGTCCAGCCGGGAACGGATGTCTTCGTTCTCCTGATACCCTACGCCATAGCTTCGCACGAAATCCAGCGTGTCCTGCATGCCCTGCTGGCTGTAGCCGATTCCACGCGTCAGGGCCGTCGGGGTGCCGGTCTTCCGGTCTTCATCCAGGTTGGCCAGGGTCTTGTATTTTCCCCAGTCAATGTGGGCCAGCACTTCTTCGTCGGTATAGTTCCGATCCAGCCGGCTGGCCCAGTAGGCGATATCCTTCCGCAGGCTCTTCCACTCTTCCTCGGCCTTCTTGGTGGTCTTCTCGGCGCTGGCGATCTGCTGGTAGTATTTCTTCGCCGTCTCGTCGTTCCCGGTCAGGATGCCCTTGTTCTTTTCCAGCCAGTCCTCACCGAAACCGTATACGTTGAAATACTTGGCGGCCTCATCCATGGTGGACGCGTAGCCATAGGGGTTGTAGTTGGGGCTGGTGGGATCGTCAGAGCCATGCAGGCTTTCGTCCATGGTGTAGCCCTTGCCTTCGCCCAGGATGGCCTTCACCGCGTCCATCTGGGCGTTGCCGGTGCCGCCGCCGTTCCGTGCAGCCCAGATCACGCCGCGCAGGTTATCCTGGCTATAGCCGATGCCACGGTTCAGTTTGGTGGGCGTGCCGTTGGCCCGGTCGGCGTCCAGCCCGGTCAGGGTCTTGTACTTGCTCCAATCGATCTTGGCCAGGATCTCATCGTCCGAATAGTTCCTGTCCTGCCGGGCCGTCCAGTAGGCAATCTCCTCCCGCAGGGCGTTCCACTCCAGTTCCGCCTTTTCGGTGGTGTCTTCCGCCTTCAGGATCTGGTAATACCAGTATGCGGCGTTCTGCTCCTTGGTGCTGGTTTTGGTAGGGGCCAGGGGAGTGCCGCTGGTGCCAGTGCGATAATACTGCTGAAGGTAGGAATTCTTTTCAATCCATTCCTTGGTCACGCCCTTGCTCATGTCATAGCCCAGGGCGTGCAGCTGGTAGATGGCCTGGTTCGTTCCGGAGTTGTAGGGATTATAGAAGTTGGAGGTCGGGTCGCTGGCAAAGCCCATCAGCTGGTCATATAGTTGTTTGCCCTTGTTATAATCGGTCTTGCTGATGGTGTAGATCCTGGCCAAAGATTCGTTGAAGGTAGGCTGGCTGCCCTGATACCATTTATTCTGCTGTTGCGGTTCCTGCTTGTATTGCAGCTGTTGCTGGGCCGATTGCGGCTGCTGAACAGAAGGCTGTTGTACAGTAGGCTGCTGCACAGTTTGCTGCTGTGTTGCCTGTTCCATCGCCTGCTGTTGCGCGGCCTGCTGCGCTTCACGCTCACGCCGTCTGCGTTCTTCTTCCTGGACTGCTTGATTAAGCGGCATGCTTTATTCTCCTTATATAGCGCGGTTGATCTTGTCGTTTACTTTTCGATACCCAAGATTTTTGTCTGGATTCTTATTCGCAGGTGCCGCCGACTGTCCGGCAGACTTATTGGGATTAGTAAGTGGTGTAAATGGTAAAGCGACAAATCCACCCCTCGGATAATTAACCGGGTTGTTATTATCCTTCTTGGGTTTGGTGGCGTTCTTCTTACTACCATCACCGTTCATGCCGGCAAGCCAAGCATCATAATCGCTCTTGCCTCCATTTGCGGTGGCTTCTTGAGCTTGAAGCGCATTGCCTTTATTACTGCTTCCGCCGCCGCCACCGCTGCTGCCGCCACCGCCGCCAGAAGAGCGTTTATTCTTATGAGTCACGTTGAACTGGCGTTTGCCTTCTTTAAACTGAGCGTTCCACTGATCATCGGCCACCTTGTCACGCCCGGCCTGGTACATCAGCTGGTAAATCTGCGTGCTCAGCTGGTTCCTGTTCTGGGCGTTGGCCAGGCCGCGTTCATAGTCCTGGTCTTCCAGTTCACGGATCCGCTTCATCACATCGGCTGCCTCGCCGGCGTTGTACTGCGATAGCTGTGCAGCCAATTGCTGGGCCAGCTGGGCACGCTGCGCGTCGATGTTGCCCTCGGCAGCGCCCTGCTGGTCGTACAGATCCTGAATGGCTTCCGCGCCTTCCAGGTCGATGTTGGCCAGCACCTGAGCGCCGTAGGAGGATCGCTGCATGCCACGGCTCAGAATTTGCCTGTCGGCCTGGGAATACCGCATCCGGTAGTTCTTTTCACTGGCCTCGCGCTGCTTGTCATAGGTGGCTTGCAGGGCGTCCCGCTGCTGCTGAAGCGCCAGATCACTTTGCTGTTGCTGCTGTTTTGCGGACAGCCGCAACTGGTCGTAATAGCTCTTGTATTCGCCTTTAGCCTGCTTTTTGATCTGCGCAGCAGTTTTCTGTTTATATACCGGGGTAGAATTATACTGCTTCAGCAGATCATTCAGCGAAATGGTCTTTGCCATAGTTCCCCTCCATTACAGGTGGTACTTGTCCGTGGGGTTATTCACGATGCCAAACGCAACCAGCACAGGCAGCAGCACGTCCAGCAGGCCGTTCACCGTTTCGGAAATATCCAGCCCGACAAACTGCTTCACACAGAAAACCACCAGCGCGGCAACGCTCGTCCACAGCGCCCAGGACTTCAACCGATTCTGTTCCATCTTTATGCTCCTTTCATGTCGCGGACGTCGTGCTCCAATTCCGTCACGCGCCCTTCCACCTTGTACATGCGTTCAATCATGTTGTTGTGCAAGCTCTGCTTATGCTCCAACTGTTCCAGCCGGTAGGCGATCAGCCCCTGGCTTTTTCGGTTGGAAAAATAAACACCCAGAAATGAAAATGCCCCCGTAATAAGGGCAACGATGATCGCGTCACTCATACGCTCCCACCCCCAGACTCTTCAGTTCAGCCAGGAGGGTTTGCGTCTGGTCGATCATTCTTTTTATGGTATCCATGCTCACGGCCACAGTTTCGGTGCTCACAGGCTTCAGGGCCGCCCAGGTGGCAGGCCCCACAATGCCGTCCGCCTTCAGCGAATGCCCCTGCTGGAATGCTTTCACAGCCCCTTCTGTGGCAGGGCCAAACTTGCCGTCAGGATCCAGCTTGTATCCGTAGCCGTTCAGCAGTTCCTGCAATCGTTTCACGTCTTCGCCGGCGTCGCCTTTTCGTAGCGTCGGATTCATCGTATCCACCCTCTTTTCATCATACGCAGAATAATCCACCTCTTTCAGTTCGCCCCACTCGTCCCAATGCGCAATGGGGGATGTGACCACGCCGTACTGCGTTCCCTTCGCTTCGATACACAGACCATCGCCAACATACAATCCGATGTGGTGCCGGTCTGTGTCGTTCAAAAGAAAAACGGCGGTTCCGGGCTTCAGTTCATATCCGTCCGCCCGGCTGCCGTTCACCAGTTTCCCTTTCTTGCTGCAGTACTTCTTCCAAATGGTGTTGCTCCCATGGTAGATCTCGCAGCCGAATTTTTTATAGGCCCACACAAACATCCCGGAGCAATCGCTCACATAGTGCCCGATCCATTGGGAGCCGTACTGCACAGTGGTCGGCCTCGTTGCGGCGCTCTGCTTGGCCTGCGTCCATAGGACTCCCGCTGTGCCCCATATATATCCCCAATCCTGATTGATGGCAAGCCAGAAGGCGGAAACCAAATCATCCGCAATGATCATTGATTATTCCTCCGCCTTCGCCTGCCGGTCATAGGTTTTCGTGCCGTACACGGAGCCTTCCGCGTCACAGAGCATCACGGTATGGATGGGGATGGTGCTGATGGCGGCGTATTGCAGCTTGCCAAAGTAAACGGATTCCGCCTGGAAGTAATCCCAGCTGTCCTCGTGGTACACAAGGCAGGCGCAGGAGCCGTTTTCCTGCTTCTGGATTTCAAAAACAAAGTACATGGATCATTCTCCTTTCATCAGGTGGGCATCGTGCCGGAAGCGGTGATGCGGATCACCCTGGCGTAGGCCGCCGTGCTGGATGCGCCGTTGTGGATCGTCAGTTGGTTCGTAGATGTGGAAGTGGTGATATTGGACGCTGTGCCGATCTTTGAAACGGTGATATTCCCGGCGCCGGAACAGTGGACGAGCAGGATACACATAAGCGATGTGCTCGCGCCTTCAATCAGGATGGCCACGCCGCAGAAGCCGCTGAAGGTAAAGGTGGTGGGGCTGTTGGCCGACAGGGTCTTTGTGATTGTTTTCAGCGAGCCGATGGCATCTTCCAGATCGTCAATCCCCAGATCCCCCTTGGTAGCGCTCGTCACCCCGGCAAAGCGCAGCGCGTCATTGCCGTCACAGTACGCCATCCATTTGCCGCCTGTGGCATCATACACGCCGCGATTCACGCCGCCTGTTGCGATTTGCAGATAAACGGATTGATTTGTTGTTGTGTCTTTAACGCCAAAGCCAAGCCCTGCTGTGCCTGTCGGCGCTTCAACGTAAAAGCCTTTCCCGCTGTTGTAAGTGCTTTTGAATCGCCCGTCCGCTTGGACGCCGCCGTACACATGCAGCGCCCCCGGCGTATCCGCCACGCCGCCGAAGGCCCACGCGCCGCCGCCGCGTTTTACGTGCATTTCCCACACCGAGCGGGTCACGATGTCGTTGTAGGTGCGGCTTTCGCCCAGGGCGTCCGTGACGATGTAACGCACGTTGTAGTTGTCCCGCAGGGTGATCTGGCTGTTCCCGAACAGCAGCTGCCCGTCCGCCAGCGATCCGGCGGCGGTGTAGGCGCTTACGCTTTCCTTCTTGTAGTACACCTGCACCGCGGCGGTGTTCCTGCCCCCGCAGGAGGCGATCACCGCCGTCGCTTCCGCCAGGATGCAGGTGCCTTCGTCCTCCTCCTGGCCCGCGCTGTCGGTGCGCCGGCTTACGATGTTTTTCAGCGCCGGCGCGGCGTAGGGCTCCACCGTCACGGTGATCTGCTGGCTGCCGCTGCGGCCCCGGGTGTCGGTGGCGGTGATGGTGAAGGTGCGTTCGCCCGCTTCCAGCAGGGCGCTGTCCGCCGTGATGGGCAGCGCGGTGGCGGCCGCCGACGCCCCGTTTCCCGTGATTTTGTATTTGGTGATGGCCGCGCCGTAGGCCGTCTGCGCCGCGGTGTTCAGCGTGATCCGCGCCTGGCTGTGGCCGGCCACATAGGCGCTCCAGGCAGATGGCACGCTGTCCGATACCGGCGCCGCCGCGGCCCCGGTCACCACCGGCTTCACGTCCTCCGGCACCAGCACCGTGATCCTTTTGGTCAGGTATCCCGCGCCGTTGGTGCTCAGCACGGCGTCCGCGGTGTACTGCGCCGCGTGGGTCAGTTGGGGCAGGGCGTCGGCCCTTTCCAGGGTGGCGGTCAGCGTGCCGCCCGCTTGGGTGAAGGTCAGGGAAAAGGTTCCCGCGTCCGACGCGTGGATGATTTGCAATTGCAGGCTGTGCTGGGCGGCCACCGGCTCCCCGATCTGCACCTCGAACGCTTCCCCGATGGTGATTTCGTCCGGCATGGTGAAGTCGCTGGTGCCGCTTCGGCCCACGGTGAAGGAGCCCGCGGCGGCGGACTGGCTGCTGCTGATGAACTCGCCCACCGTCACCACCTTGAAATACAGGCTGCCGCTTTCCGGCGCGTTCACCGTGGTGCTGCCGCTGGTGGCGGTGCGGTCGATGCTGGCGATCTGCTTGTAGGTGCCGCCGCTGCTGGCGGCCTGGTACACCCGGTAGCCCGTGATGGGGTTGTTGGTGCCATTCTTTGCCCCGCTCCAGCTGATGGTCACGGCCTGATGGGGGTAGGGCGCCTGGGTGCTCACCGTCACGCTGGTGGGCGCTGTGCAGGCGGTGGTGGTCATGGCCATGGTGGCGATGGCGCTGGAAAGGCCGCTGTCGTAGCCGCTCACCGTGCCCAGGGTCTTGATTTTGAAGTACCAGGTCACGTCGCTGCCGCTGGGCGCGGTGACGGCGTAGCTGGTCACGCTTTTGCCCACGCTGGCGATCTTCGTATAGGTGCCCGTTTTGCTGGTGCTGCGGTACACTTCATACCCGGTGATGGCGTTGTTGGTGCCCGCTTTGGCCCCGCTCCAGCTCAGGGTGGTTTTCTGCCCGCGCTTGGGGTTTTGCACGCTCAGCTTCACGGTGGTGGGCGCGGTGACGGCGGAATAGGGCAGGGTGTAATTCACCGTCAGGGTGATGCCCAGAAAAGAGCCATATTCCTGAGTATACCCGCTGTGCCCCGTGGCCTTGTAGGAAAAGGTCACCGGGAAATCGCCGTACACCGCGCCACCATTGCCGCCCATTTGGGTGATGCTGTCAAACCAGCTTTTCACGTTTACGGAAAACGTGTGTTCATCGTTGTCCGATACATTCCCCAGCGTTTTGGCGGAGCCGCTCATGTCGTCCAATTCTGCCTTGAAGGTGCCGCCCCACATTTGGCTTTGAATGCTGCCGGAAAGCACCGCCGCCGTCACCGTGCTGCCGTCCGTGATGCCGGACAGGTCAAAGGCTTTTTTCGCCGTGCCGGTGCTGGAAATCAGGTTGCTTCCCCAGGTGGAACGGATGGAAAAACTCGATAGCGATTTTGTTATGCTCGGCATGTCAGATCACCTCCGGGCCGATGTATTTCAGGCCCAATCCGCTTTTTGTGGCGATCCAGGCCCATTCCTCGTCCTGGTCCAGGGTCTGGGCGATGCCCACGCGCTCGGTTTTCACGTTGGCCACGCTCAGCGTCCGGTTGTCCGCCTGGAAGCGGGCCGTGTCGCCCTCCTTGCCGATCTCCAGGCCGTCCTCCGTGATCCGCACCCAGGTGCTGATCTGCTGCTGGTTCTCCACATACAGGCGGATGGATTCGTTGCCGGTGATGTCCAGGGCGTTGATCTTGTCCAACGTGGCCTGCCGGGCGAACAGGGTGTCCACGTCCAGGTTCTCCGCGATCAATTGGCGGATGATGGCGCTGTCCCCGAAAATGTCCTGGGCGTTCAGGGTCTGCGCCGTCACGCTGCCCTCGATCAGCTTTTCCCCGCCGTGGATGCTGGCGTCCGCCACGTCGCTGTTTTCTATTTCCTTTTTCTCGGTGTCGATGTTGCCGTCCTCGTCCACCGTCAGGGCGTAAAAGTTGCCGTCCTCGCCCTTCACCACCAGTTCCCCCACGGTCAGGGAAACCATGTTAGCCTCCGTCACAGCCAGCCTTGTGATGTACAGTTCTCCCGCTTCGCCGGCTGTAATGATGGCCTGCTGGGTGACCATGTCCTTGATATGTGCCCAATCAATATCGGCGGTACCAATCTGCGTCGATGCGATAGCCGCGATGGTCGCTGTCAGGCTGCTGATTTCCGCCCAGGTAATATCCGCATCTGTTAAATGCGCTTTGGTGATCGTAGCAATAGCTGCAGATAAGTGTTGAATGGCTGCCCAATCAATGTCCGCATCGCCCAGATGAGCCTTGGCTATTTCAGCGATATCCGCTTCCACAGCATGAATATCTGTGATGATTTTCTCTCGGAATTTCTTGTCCAGATCCGTTTCCTTTATCCGGTTGAACTTGGCATACAATTCATCCAACAATTCTTCAAGCTGCGCTACAAAACGCCGTTCCTGAGAACCCCAATTTGCCGGCACACGCAGCGGCCCGTGCTGCTGGATCGTTGTGTATTGATTCATAGTGTCTCCTAATCCGGGTCAATCTCGGTAACGACCAAAAGACCGCTGGTCAGCCTCCACACCGGGGAAGATGCTGGGCTTTCGATAATGATACGGAATCTTCTGCCTGATCCGCCGAAATGCAGACGCTTCTGTTTCGCCCCGCGATTTATGACGGGGGAAACGGTATATGTCTTGGTCTTGACCTTTTTTTCGGTTTGCACACTAAAACTCAATGTGACCGGGTTGTCTTTTACTTCTGCAAGAAAGTATATCTCAAATCCGCCTTTTACGATGTTCTTCGCGCCAAGATCCATCCATGGCGATACCCATCGCGTGGCCGAAGCCGTGCAATCCCCAGTATCCCACGAATTTTCTGCCCATTTCCAAATCTTCCCAGGCGTGGTGGAGGAGGTAAACCACATGTCCTTTTCGCCTCCAAGGAAACTTTCGACAGAAAGATCGTCTCTCAGCAGCCAGGTGTTTTCAATGGTATCGTAGATGATTACGGCATTATTGATCGTGCTGGAATCAAGCGGTACGGTCAGATAATACTTGTGGTTCCAAAGAATGGCGGACGCTTTATCTAAATGAGATTTGTTCATCCGTTTCCAGATGTCTTGGCAGAATTGCTGCTGAAACGGAACCACCGCAACACCGTCATAGGCCGCTACGCCTTTATCGGTAAGCATCAGAATCCTCTCAGTATCCACAGCTATCGTTTTTGCATACGGGGCACCGCCGCCGTATTGCTCTTTCATTGTATACTCGCCCGGATTTGTGCCAAGAATCCGCCACACTCTGGTGCGCTTGAACGCGATCAACTGATCGCCGAATGTTCTTAACGCGGTAAATGAGTCCCCGTCCCACGACGGCTGCAGCACATCACCGGCTCCGGCTTCCGGGATCTCTTCGCGTTCAGCCCAATCTGTGAAATCGAAAGGAGCAGAATAAACAAGCATATCCGGGTCGGTCTCAATTGCACCGCCCCAGATACGCTCTGCATGCCTTTCAATCACCCCGAAAACTTTCGGCGTTTGCACATGAGAAACGCTCATGTCATCCCCGCGAATCATATACATCCCGTCGTATTCGTTGGAAATGATCAGCACGTCTACCGGAGGATTATCCTTTGAATAGCTCTTTTCATATGTAACCCAGCTCCATTTGTTAGAATAGAATGAGGCCAACGGCAGGGTCAGCTCCGTCCATTCTGACGCATTTGGAAGCATGGAATACAATTTCCCGTTTGACGCTGCCACCAGAATGTCTTTATCGTCTGCGCCTGTGTACCATCTGCGATGTAACAGCATTAATGTTTCAATGGGGTGATCCAATTGCGGGGTGAGCAAGGTACAAGCCGCCACCGGTTGCAATACACCTGCCTTCGTTTCCACATTTTTTTCTTCGGCAGCGTATGTTGGATCCCCATTGATTTCCATGTATTGGTTCAAACCCCTAAAAGCGGGGATCGATGTGCTTGTATCGTATGCCATGTGTTACCTCGGAATATTGAAAAAATTGGTCACTTTCCCTTCACGCCCGCCTTCAGCCACGATTTTCCCAAGCACGTCCTCAAAGGCTTGGCGAAACGCATACCCGCGGTTCTGCTTCTGCGGGTTGCCGTTTCGGTACACCAGCCAGGTGGCCCAATCGGCCAGGGCCCTGTGCGTCCATTCGGGGAGAATAGGAACGTCAGTATCAGCATCCAGCAATTCTTCCGGGTGTTCTCCTGTCCAAGCGTAGGAAAGTTTGTCGTAACCTTCGTTTATGTAATCCAGAAGATACGGCATGAAGTCGCCAAGATCATCAGCATCGTTATTCGTCTGGAACATGATCTCGTTTTTGATCTGGCTTAGTGTCATACGCCACCTCAGAGCTTGGGATACTTGTTCCGCAGCTGCATGAACACCGGAACCGTCACGTCCACATATTCGCCCCTGCGAACCAGTGTGGTCTCGCCGTTGATCGTCACATGCTCATAAGGGTCGGTCTTCAGGCCTGTGCCCACTTCTTCCATTTCAGGCAGAATTACGCGCACCCGGGGAATGGTATCCTTCTTTTCTACAACTTCAGTCGTTACGGAAATGCCGTCAGTTTTCATGGGTTTCTCCTTTCAAAAAAAGAGGGGCCCCAGTAAATATACTGAGGCCCCATTGTTTTAGGCAGTCGCGCCGGACTCGATACGAATGATGAAGTCGTCCTGCAAAATGACGGTGCAGAAGCCCTTCACCTTCCAGGCGATGGTGCCGCGCTGATCCAGGGGATCCAGAGCGCCGGAAGAACCGACGGGCTTGATCAGGATCTGCACGTTCTTGCCGTTACCGCCCAGTTCAATGGTGCCGAACGCATCCTGGCCATACACCAGGGTGGAATACACAGCCGCGCCGGAAGCGCCGCCGCCGTAGGGCACGATCTTCAGGCTGTTGGTCGTAGTCCAATCGGTGGTGGAGGCAGGTACCCAGCGGAAGTAGATCTTCTTGGCAGCAGCATCCACGCGCTCAATGCACATGGGGGTCACGGTGTTGGTGGAGCTCTTGGTGAACTGCACATACACCAGCTGGCCGGTCAGTTCCCGCGCCACGTCTTCAGAAATGGTGGCAGCGGTCGTCAGGCACTTGTTGGTTGCGTCGAAATTGGCAGAGGCCGTGATATCGGCGGTGGTGCCGTACAGGTAGGTCTTGGCCTTGAACACCATGGCATTGGTGGATTCAAAGAACTTCACCTTGTAGATGGTGCCCAGTTCATACTTCTCCACCTTCTGCTTGTCCTGGTACTTGCTCACGTCCACCCACATGACGTCGGAGGTCAGGTCGAACACAGTGTCAGGATGCACAATGGCATGGTAGTAGCCGTCGGGGAAGGGACGCACGTTCTTCCGGCGGAGGGAGCGCACAGCCTTCTTGATGTCGGCATAGGTCAGTTTGTCGCTCGCGGCAATGGTGCCACGGGTGGTGTTGCTGCCGGTGTACTGCACGTTCATGCCGGCGTTCAGCGCGTTCCGGGAAATGGTGTCCAGGGACAGCGCGGCCTGGTCGGCCAGCAGTTTGGCGGTTTCCTGGTGCATATTATCCAGCATGTAGAAGTCCATTTCGTCGGTCAGTTCAACATGGCCGCCGTAGGGCTTCACCATCGCCGTAAAGGCGGTCTCCACCAGGGTCTGGCCGGCAGGCGTCACACCTTCAGCCAGGGGAGTGGTGATCGCGTCAAAGGGCGTGAAGCGCCGGAACTGCACGCGCTTGCCGTTGTTCCCGGGCAGGGAGCGCTTCTGCGCGTCCCGGGCATGCACCATTTCAGGCTGCATGTTTTCCAGCAGGGTACGTTCGTAGTACTGCACAACAGCAGGGGCAACACCAGGGGAATAGGTATAATTCAGGTTATCGAAAACAGCCATGATTTTTCTCCTTTATTTTACTCGATTTGCCTTCATTGCGCTCAGGATATTCTGCTTGGCAGTCGAGTACCCACCCATTCTCCTACGCTTCTGTTCAGCGATTGTGGCTTTAGGCTTGGAAATGGCTGTAGCAATGCGCTTCTCCATATCTGGCGTACGCATTGATTCCGCGCTTGCGGTGCCGGTAATGTTTTTCTTTCTCTTAATCATTTTCATTTCCTCATGTCATATCGTTTCCCACCGGACAGGTTTTTCTGCAATCTTGCAAACTGTTCGTCGCTCATGCCCTGAATGCTCAGCACATTCGTGTTCCCGCCGTTGGGATTCCGCACAGGAGCAAGGGGGCGCTTCATGGTCTCCGCGACATCGTAGAAATCCATGTCGCCGCTGAGTACTCGTTGCCTAATATCGGGATCTGAATTGAATACGGCCATCACATCAAGCCCCCGATTGGCTTTGATTTTCTCGGCCTGGGTTGCAAGGAAGTCAGCCTTGGCGGAAAGGTACGGGTCTTCTTCCTCAACTTCTTCCTGAGGTTCATACCCGCCTTTCATGCGGACGTATTCTTTCGCCCGGTCAAGGCTTCTGAACTCACCCTGCTCCACCAAATCCTGGGCCTGTCTGTCCATCATGGTTTCGTAGAGCGGGGCCAGCTTGGCTTCATACTCGGCGCGGATTCGTTCCTCTGCCTTCCGGACGGCGTCGTTCACTCTCGCGCTGATCCAGCCGGGTTCCTTCGCTTGCGGTTCAATGGGCTGCGCTTCGGCTTCCGCCTCAGGCATGTCCTGTGTTTCCGGGGCCTGTACTGCGTCGTCCAGCACGATCCCCTCAATGTTCTGTTCGACCGTGTTTTCCATAGGGGTTCTCCTTTCGGATATATATAAGAAATCCGCCTTTCGGCGGATCACTTATTCATCCGGGATCTGACTGATCATATCCCTTGTTGCGTTGGCCATGCCTTCCGGGGTAATCGTTTCCTCGGGGGAGGCTGCCGTTTCCCCGGGGGCGTTCATCATGCCGCCGCCAATGTTCTGAAGCGTGTCGGCCATCTGGCTGGTGGCGTTCCGCAGGTTCTGGTTCTCAGCCTGCAATTGCTCCATCTGCGCGGCCATTTCTTCGTTCTGCTGCTGCAGTTGCATCATCATGTCCTGCTTTTCTTCGTTGGCCTCAATGATCGGCAATAACCGATCCTTGCCTTCGATATTCATGATCCTGAATAAAGCGGACAGGGGGAAGTATTGCTGTGCCTGGGCGGCCATGGTGTAGGCTTGTAAAAACATTTCGTTCTGGGCCTGGATCTGCACAGGGTTGCGTTTTTCCACCTCAACCTTCACAAGGTAGGGCGGAACATCACTGTCGCCAAAGAACTTCTTGGAGGAAACCTCCACGGTCTCGCCGTTGATGTTCAACAACCGTTCCTTGTTGTAGAACTGGGCCATCAGCCACAAAACCTGCTCCACAATCGCTTTGAAGCCGTCATTCAGTGTGGCGGTACGCATGCTGGTGATTTTGCCGCCGGCTTCCTGCAAGTAGCCAATGGCTTTACCGGAAATCACACCGCCGGTGGTTTCACCACGGGTGAACTGGTTCGCGCCGGAGTCCTGCTTCATGTCGCTCTGGAATTGCAGTAACTGATTGGAGATCATGCCGTTAAATGGCACATGCTGCATCCAGTTCCAATCCTCGCCCTGAACAACGCGTTCGCCCTCGACAATGTCCTGGCTCCAGTCGGCCAATTGCCTGGGGTTAATGCCCGACCCTTTCCGCATCAAAATTCTGCCCTTGGAGGACATCCTCAGGTTGGTGTCGATGTAATGCGCGTAGCGGTTGATATACCGCATCATGGGCACTAACTCTTTGACCAGGCCTTCGCCGGCAGCAGAGCCTTCCACAGTGGAGTGCACGTCCAGTACGAACGGATACATGCCATGCTTGTACACGTTCTCCTGGCGCCCCAATAAGGCCCCTCCGGCGGCATACGCCACATTGATCGTGTACTTGTTGTTTTTATACAAGCGATACCAGTACTCGATTAACATGGCCCGGCCTTCGTCGGCGGAGTTCCGGTTCTTTTGTTCTTCGCTTAACCCAACATCGTTATGGGAGCCGTCCTCCGTGCTGATGTAGTCGGCGGTTTCGGGGTAATGCTGTTTGTACCAGCTTTTCGGATGCCAGGATACTTTCATCACGGCGCGTGCATCCTGGATGTTCTCCGCCTGCGGATCCCACAAAAACGCTTCGATGGGCCAGCGCAGTACCGCTATATCACCTTTCCCAAAGCTCATGTCAGGATCCCAGGCGATCTGGGTTACCGCTGTGCCGGTTTCGTAAAAGTCCAGCGTCCTGCGGAAATGTAAATGTTCGTAGTCGTTCACGGTGTACAATAAATAATGCACCGCGTCCTGCAATTGAAACGCCAAAGCCTCGTCTTCCGGGACTTCCGGGATTAACTTGGGCTCCGGCATGTTCTGCATCTGGTCGGCCACACAATTGTTGATGGTCGATTTTAAAGTGGACAACTGCAATACCTGTTCTTTGGAGCCGGGGATGTCTTGCTTGGGGTCTCTCAAGCGCATGATCTCCCGGGATTCCTTGGCATCATCATGAAAAGGGCGGTTCTCCTGCTCAAAAATTTCCAGCCTTGTATAGATCTCTTTCAGCAGCTCCGCGTCTTCCTCGTTCAATACCTGGCTGGAAACCGCAGCCTCAGTTAGCATTTCCATGTTAATCACTCCTGTAGGGGTCGTACACGACGTTCTTCCTGGGCGGCTTCTTGGTCGGGGTCATGGGCCGATCCATCAGAAAATATTTGGTCTCGTCAAAGGCATGGTCTTCCGCGTCAGTATCCACGTCCTCCGGCTTTTTCAAGGAATAGGGGAGGTTGGGTACTGTCCGGATCCAGTCCTTGCAAGTGTTGAATATGTACATCATGGGCTTGCCGGTAGAATCAAACCGTAATCTTTCATGCAATTGCATTTTGCCGGCCAATCGGGTGTTGTCGCCTCTGTGGAAAACAATCCCTCTGTGGTTGTCCTTCGGCCCCATTTGGTCGGCTACCGAATCGCCCCTGGATTTATCAAAAATAGCGGGGTCGGCCACCGCGTCCACATACAGGTTGTTTTCGTCCTCGTCCCTTAGTCTTTCGATGATCCCGTCACGAATCTGCTCAGGAGTCAATTCCAACCCCACATTCGCCTGGCGCGGTTTGCAGCCGTACCACTCTTTGTACCGGTACGCCCTGCCCTCATGGTCAATGGCCCACCAACCCACAGAAAACGGTTTTGTGTAGCCATGGTCGAACGACAAATATCTGGGCCAGCTTAACGGGATCTTGAACGGCTCAATCACATGCGTCCATAGCCGGTCGATATAATGATTCGGGTCGTTCACAAACTCTGTGAACACCTGGCCTTCAAACGAATCCCAATCGCCGTTTAATAATGCCCGTCTTAACGCCTCCGGCTTTTGCTCCAACTCAAATACATAATCGTCCGTGATGAAGGGGTTCTCTGTGGCCAAAGCGGGAATATATTGCGTTCTGATCTTTTTCGATTTGTGTAAAGTTTCGCTGAAGATCTCCTGCTCCTGAATCGACATGTAAGGGCCTGCGTCCACAAACATTTTTTTGACCCAGCCATGGCCTATGTTCCCAGGGTTCGATGCGCTCCGCACAATCGGAACTACACCCAGGCTTTTCTTGGCCCGCAGACGGGATTTGATAAAGTCGTAAATCGACTGCTCAAAGCTCGTCAATTCATCGAAATACAGAAACTGTACTTCCAAGCCGGAATAATTGAACCGGTCTTTCTCGCTCTCACAGTGACGAAATAAAATCCGGCTACCATTCACTAACTTGAATTCATGGCGGCCAGAATTGTATTTGGCGAGTTTTTCAGGGTAGCTGGCAAGCGCTTCCTTGATGTCTGTGTCTTCCAATTCTCCGTAAGTCCTGCGGAAAATACAAGCGGTGGTGCCGGGATATTTTAATGTGCGGAATAACGCGTCCATTACCATGGCTTTCGTTTTCCCACCGCCAGCAGCGCCGCCGTACAAAACCTCGTTCGCTTTCGTTGAATGAAAGATCGCCTGCTTGGGCGTCGGTTCGTACTGGATCTCAATCATCGGGCTCGCCCAATTCCGGCATGCCGACAATCTGGACTCTTACCGTCTTGTCCTCATCGCCAAACAGAATGTTGCCATACCGCGTCAGAATGTCGTTGGCCGCTTTGTTCGACAGCCACCCGTTCTCATCGTCAATCTGCGCGTCAATCCTTTTCAGACTCCGCATGATTACAGGCAGCATTTCATCCTTCACATACGTTCTGTATGCTTCCATTACTTTCGGAGAATGAAACCATTCGCCAAGTTTCTTCTTGGCCTTTTTCATTTTCTCCGCGTCAGTGCGACCATTGCCGTCTGTGACGTCCCAGATCGCACACGCAATCCTTTCGTATGGCCAGCCCTCCGCCAGATAGGTGACGGCTCTGAACTGGTCTTTCGTGATCCCCAGCGTGTAGCCGGTCGTGAGCTTAGACATGGTGTCCTCCTTAAAAAAATCCGGGAGTGGTGCTGCATCCGGGAGGGGAAGTATATACGCTACAGGGCCGAGCCGCCGCGGAGTCCCAGCCCAGAATCCGCCCCCCGGGGTCAGAACAGGGTACCCCACCCCCGGGTGGAGGGGAGGGGGGATGGGGGGAGCTGTCCTTTTTTTATTTTGCCCTGGAACTCTTCGCAAAAGAATTGTTTTGTGAATAGTTCTAAAACGGTTTACTATTTATTTGGTAACCAGATCATACAGGTCTGCATCCTCATCCATTATCGGATTCCTTTTATGCATTCCATACCGAATATTATGCAACAGAATGTATGAATACTCAGAGCCTATGCAGGGCCTTCGGGGTGGCCGGTGCGGTGCTGGGGGCTGCTGGGCGTGGCTGCCCGGGGCGGGGGCCTCTCCCGAACACGTCTATCATACCCCAATCACCCGTGTTCCACCTCATCACGCCACAACCCGCAGCGGCACTACCCTCTTCCTGGATCTCTATTCGGTACTATACTCAGCCTATAGGATCCATCCGCCGCATTCTGTCCCTAATCTCCAAGTACTATGCAGCGCCTATTGCCTATCAGGATCTATATACTATCCCATGAGCCTATATCCTTCCGTCCTGTTTCCGTTATCCTCTCTGCCATCTGTATCTATTCCATCCTCAGTTCATCCCTGATCTGTTGTGCCAGATCTTCTTCTTCCTTCTCTATCTCCTGTAGCTCCCTATCAATCCTGGGTATTTCTTCGGGCATTTTTACCACCTGCTCTAATGAAGGAAAAAATTCTTTCAAAAAAATTTTCAAAAGGGGGTTGACAGTGAACCCACTGTATGCTAAGATAGAGCCATCGAACGACAGTGAAACCACTGTTGAATCTGAAGGAGGAAGTACAATGAAGATCGCTCTGGACAAGAACACCATCACCCTGGCCAAGGTTGAGGAAGCAAAGGAATTCGCCAAGAATGAAAGCGAGTGGATCGATAAGGACGTCCTGAAGGGCTGCGCCAGCCGGATCCTCTCCAAGTATTACGGCACCGAATATGAGACCGTTGATGAAATCGTCGCCATGCCCAAGCTGGAAGTGGTATCCAACGATTACCTGGAATTCTACATCTACGCCAACGACATGATCGTCAAGTACTGGCACAAGGGCGAAGGCGATCTCACCGGCTACAAGATGGCCTGCCTGAGCTTCGACGTCACCGGAAACGCAACAGGCACCGTCGGTGCCTACGTTCAGATCTTCGGCAACACCGACAGCCGGGTAATCTGTAAGTTCTGAGTATTATCTGTCGAAACCCCTTCTGGGGTCTGTAGGGGATCGCCTCCCTGCACTGATGATGACAGGCGAGAGAGGGAAAGTACAATGACAGCCACTGAGAAGGCCAAGGCCATGATTGCCGCCCGTAGCACCAGGAACCTGATTGAGGACTTTATCCTGACCGGCACCACCGATGACGTGAACATTCCCACCGTCCGTGGATGGATCATGGATGAGCTGGAAGCCCGGAACCCGGATGCCTTCGCCGCCTGGATCGACCAGGACGTCCCCACCGACGAGAGCCTCCGCAGCTATTACTGCTGACTACCTGCTGACCTATCGGCATGACGGGGAGAGGGAGAGAGTACCATGAAACAGAACATGCATGAATTCATCCGCCAGGTTGCTGAACTATCAGCAGATGACCAGAACCGTTTTTTCGACGGGATCCGCTCCGCCGTAACGGCCCAGGAACTTGAAGCCCTTCAGATTGCCGTATCCTATCTCGGGATGATGATGCACCCTGAAAAGGAACAGGCCATGAAGGAGGCGCTTTCCTCCCAACTGTACGCCGAAATGCGCGGCCGGTAAAAGCCCTGCCAGCCGCCCATGGGAGGGAGAATCAGAAAGGAGGTGAAACCCGTAAAAAATAAAAAACAGCCGAACGGCTGACAGGGCCTCATTTGACGAAACAGGAAAAGGAGTGATACAATGTTCACGGAGGTGATCGCCGTGTATGGCGAATATATCAAGGCCTGCCGCGTCAAGGCCGGTCTGTCCCAGCAGAAGCTGGGGGAAATGTGTGGCTACACAGGGCACGCTGCCCAAACAGTTGTGCAGAACTGGGAGTACAACAAGCAGCCCGTTCCCCTGGAGAAAATCAGGATCCTGGCTGCCACGCTGGATATTCCCATCGACTCCCTGATCCCATGAAAAAATCCCCTTCGCCTTTGGGCGTTGGGGATTTTCTTTTTTTCCGCCTACACTATATCATTGTCAAGAAGTGTCAGCAAGTATCACTTGGTATCATTTGGTATCCGCCAGGACTCTGAAAAAATTTTCCGGGCCCTATTGACAATACGCCGCGTGGGGTGTATAATCAAGGCGAAATCAGAAAGGGAGGGCAAAACCATGGAAAACTGGATCACCGTTGAATCCTTCGGCGCCGATGTGCCGGAAAACTGGGAAGCGATTGCTGAGTACCTGAACGCCATCATCCGTGAGCGCGGAATCGAGGATGATCACGACGCCGTGAACGAACTGTGGGAAGCTTACTGGCAGGGCGAATTTCCTGATGCCCCGGAAGCCCGTACCATCTGGTATGCGCTGATGCAAGACCGCGACGACACCGACTGGGGAACCGGTACCTACGACAAACAGGAAGCCATCGAAAAGGTTAAGGCCTGGCGGCAGGGCGGTTACCCGGATGCCTATATCGCCGTCATCGATGAAAGCGGCAACGAACCGATGTGCATCGATGAAATAACTGACCTGGACGTGGCGGGAGGATCCGCCGATGAATGAAACCAACCTGATCCCGCTGCAGGCCTACGCAGAGCAGGTGGGCAAATCCCCGCGCAGCGTCCGCCAGAAATGCCAGTTAGGCACGCTGCCGGGGGCGGTGAAAATCGGCCGTGATTGGCTGATCCCGGCAGACGCGCCCTACACCGATTCCCGCATCACCACAGGCCAGTACAGGAACTGGCGGAAAAAATCCCCCGCAGACTAAGCGGGGGATTTCCTTTATTGGTTTATGTATTTTTCTGCTTCTTTTAGCGCCCATCCATGCACCCTGTACACGCTTTTCTCGCCGTGATAGTCCATCTCGTCCCAGATGGTTTTCCAACTGTGCCCGCATAAATAGCGCAGCGTCAGCACCTGGCGGAACCTTTCCTGGGGGAGATGATCAATCACCTTCTGGGCCTCCTGCACCAGGGCCGTGTACCGGGCCTCCTCCTCGTCCAGCTCCCGGCTCAGATCCGCCAGCCGGGTGGCCGCGTCCTCGGTGGGGGAGCGCATGTCGGTGGATCGGATCTTCACATCGCTGACGCCGCTCATCCTGGTGGCCATCTCTTCCCAGTGGGCGCGTTTCTGGCGGATCAGGTACAGCCGTTTTTCTGCGTCCAGCACCCGCTCAAAGTAATCTTTTGCCGTCATTGCCAAACTCCCTCCGCAGCTCTTGCAGTATATAGTCCCCATCCACGCCGGTCAGCGTCTTAAACCACTCGCTCCGGAAGAATCGTTCGCACTCCCGCCGCACATTGAAGGGGCCGACCTTCCCGGTTTTCAGTTCATGCCGCACAGCCTTCCGCCAGTCCTCCGCCGCCATTTTCGCCACCGCCGTGGCCATCGCCTGGCAGCCGAACAGGTTCAGATCCTGGGGGCGTTTGATCCGGTCGCCCTCCTCCACGAAAATCTTCTGCTGGGCCAGGTGGACGCCCAGGTTGCTTTTGAAATCACTCATCCCAGTCCTCCTCCGTGATGGCGGCTGCCTGGATGCTTTGCAGATCGCTGGTATCCATTAAGTCAAATTCGTGTGCTGCCTGATCCCAGTCCGCCACCAGCAATTCCCTGATTTTCCCGTCATTCCGCATCGTCACGATCCGTACCATTATTCTGCGCTCCTTTCATTTTGATCAGTACCATACAGATGTCGTTGTAATAGGCGGCGGCCTTCAGGATGGCTTCCACCGTTTTCATGATCCCCTTTGGCCCCAGGAAGGGCCGGTGGATCAGCATATCGCCCACGTCCAGCAGCTCCTTGTTGGCCGCGATGGCCTTATCAATATCTACCGTCATTTCTTCGTCCTCCACGGTTTATTCTCCACCTCCACCTGCACCGTACTTTCGGTTGGATCCTCAAACTGCAGCGTCACGCCCAGAGTATCAAACACCTGGTCGATGGCGTCCTGGCTGCACAGGGTATTAACCATATGCCTGTCAACGGCATTAAGAAGCCGCACGGCGCGTTGCTGGCCGAACCTGTACACGTCATGGGCCGCCAGCAGCACCGCCGCGTACAGCGTACGCACGGTGGCCGGGCAGGCCTCGCGGAAACCGGCTTCAAATCCGTCATGCCATTCGTTTTTAAGATCCTCCGCCGTGATCCCGTTCTTCACCAGGGCATCCATCCGCTGTTCCCTGCTCATCCCCTTGTACGCCGGCCTGGTGATTTTCCTGTTTTGTCTCTCGATCTTCCGCCGCTGCTGCCTGTTCATTTTCTCCCTCCTTCGGTAGTGTCAGCGCCCAGTCTTGGCACCCGCGAACATTTCCACGCTTGGGATCCTGGCATCCTTCCCTAAAAAGGCACCACCTGCACCGGCTCCTCCCCTGGGCCATGCCCTCAATGCAATCGTAGGCCAGGGTGTAGGATCTGGCCGCATAAAGCGCGGCCTTCCGCTGCTCTTCCCAGGTCTCCTCCGTACAGATGCTCAGTTTCCCGGTCTCTCCGCTCTTCCTCACCCGGCGGATGAGCATTGCCGCATCCACGGCATCCTTGATCCAAGGCTTCATTTGCATCCCTCCTCCATGATCGCGATTCGCTCGTCTAACTCTTCCAGCCTGTCGGCTGCTTCGTCCAGCAGCCGGATGCGTTTCAGATCCTCGCATTCCCCGGCGACATCCCGCAACGCCCTGATCAGTTCATCGGTGGTCAATCGTCATCACTCCCTTCTGTAATCTTCAAATCGTTTGCAACTTTTGAAAATGATCTTGTTGTTACACCACCTCTGCAAATCGCGTATTTCCTGCGGCGCGTCCGGCTTGTTGTACACCATCACATATGGATCATAGCCAAGATCACGAAGCGTATACACCCTATACAGATTCTCCTCCATCGTGCTGTTGTAGTTTGTTAGGCAGTACACCATCCCAAGATGCGTTTTACGCCGAAACCGCTGTGCAAAATTCCGAAATTTCGGTTCCAGCTCATCCTTCGGGTTATCCCACGCAAAATGGATCGTTCTCAGCCGCATTTGGTTAATATCCTCAATGTCGGCATCGTCCAGGCACCGAATATCCAGCCCCTGCGTGAAATCCAGCACAGCGCCAGTTTCTTTGTATTGCCGCATCAGGTCACGTTTTTCCCGGCAAGCCGTAATGTTAGGATCAAGAATGCGAATTTCTTTTTGCCCATTCCAGAAATCTTTTACATCTGCCACCTTCACAGAGCATCGCCCTTCCTTTGCGGCAACGTGGCAAAAGCTGCATCCCCTTGGGCATCCACGGCTTGTCATACTGATGGCGAAATCAAACTGCGGGTAGATAGAATAGTCTGGGAACATCCGCTCGATTTCCGGCGGCAACTGAACATTTTTGCTCTGGTCGAAATGCTCCTTGCCATCCTCTCCCAAGCTGATGCAATAGCCTGTCCCCCCCCTGTAAACCTTGTCAGCATTCAGCGGTTCCGGCACATCCGGGCTATATGCGTCAGAGAAAATTTTGCTCATGTACACAATGTCATAGTGGATAAAGTCCGTCCACCACCACTCCACCGTATCCCCACACGCTTTGTGGTATGCGCTGATCCGCATCAAGGCAAGGTTTGGGAAATTGTGTCCGTCAACATCAATCAAGCCGATTCTCATGCTCCTTCTCCCGCTTATCCAGCCACGCTTTCCCTTCCTCGGACAGCACATACACCTTGTCGTATTCGTCCCCTCCCTCCACGTTGTCGAGGAAGTCCTGCCGTGCCTGACGAAACTCCTCCGGGGTCATTTCCATATGGGCTTCAATCAGCTTGCCGCCTTGAAGCATTTTCGTAGTAAACCTACACGCCACCGTATCCTTTGGAACCTTTACGATGATGTTGATCAGTTCGCAATCCAGTTCCTGTTCCATGCTTTCAGCCATGTTCCAATCCCTCCATCCACTTGGTCAGCATAATCTTCCAACGCTCCCGCGAATTGCATACCGATTCATCGCCGTCATCGTCTTCACAACTTCCGATGGTTGCGCGGCATCCGTCACAATCCATTGTCGCATTTTTCTCCAGCCACTCGCACAGCTTGTCCAGGGGCACGGCGTTTTTCATAGCGTCTGATTTGCCCTTCTCATATTGGTGACGATCATATGCCAGCGCCTTCATCAGTTCGTGCTTATCCACATCAAAACCAGCATCATGCACAACTTTCATGAGGATTCGCCCTTCTTGCTCTTCGATCTGGCTTTGCACGTTGGCAACAATCCTTGTAATCGGTGACTCATACAGATCGTCCATCGTCATCCCTCCTTCTTCCTTCTCTTTTTCAAATGCCTTATCCAATCAAGCCTTGGGAAACATGACTTTGGGCAGTTTGGATAGCGTTTGCAATTAAGGCACGGGTTCATTTTCTCCACCTCCGTAGTTCTTTTGCTATTCGCCCGATTACATCCACCGCACACGGCAATGCGATTCCGTTCCCCCACATTTTGTACTTGGCGCTGTCCGAGCCTTCCACGCCGTCCGTCCACCAGTCAGGAAATCCCTGGAGGCGGGCGCACTCGGTTGGCGTTAATCTGCGAACGATGTATTTTCTGGCCGGCTTTTTCTTTTCTTCTACGATCAAATCATCAGGGCTTTTATACTGCCGTTCCATCAAGGTGCTTGCCACCCCCCCAGGTGTAAATTGGCTGATTGCTTGCCGTGTGAAATAGTAACAACCAGTAGTCCCATTGCGTCCTGCCCGTTGAATCCTCGGCTCATTCTCGCACAAAGGCAACCAGTTGTTTCGGGCCATACTGTTTTCATCCATCTGTTTTCCTTTCAACGAAAATGCAAGTGTAATCGGAAATGTGTCCGTTATGATCTCCAGTGATAGTCGGTACTGTTTCTCCATCGCCGTTCCCCCTGGCATCAAATACGCTTAATGACGATGATTCCCAGACGGAAGAAATTTCTTCATTTGCTTGCATATTACGGCAATCAACGGCATAACACGCAATGGGCTGATGGCCGTGTTCCTGCGCTCGGAGTGTCATCGCCTTATCGGAAACATCCATTATCGTTCCACCTTGGTCGTTAAGGCATATCGGCTCAGGATGGGTGCAATTGAGCAATGCTACAGCGTGCGGTGTCCCGTGGCTGTCAGAGCAGAGGGTTGGCGTTACATCTGTCTGATAGGAAGCGTTTCCTTTCCCGCCCTGTTTGTCGATGGCATAACACACAGCGCCTACATGATCGGCATCCGATGCCGCCGCCCGAATAGGTATGCTTTTCTCCAATGCAAGAGTTTGGTTATAGCAATCTACCCCAAACGCACGGCCTCTTCCAGCGCTTCCAACCTTATCCGCAATCACATGAACATCATGTCCATGCATTGCGTTCAAGCTGTACGCTGTGCCATCTTGCGTTGTACTGCACCCACCTTTGTTCCCTTGGAAATTCAGACAGATAGGCTCACCGCTTCTTCCAGCGCTTCCTTCAGCATCGTCGGCAACTCCTTTCCACGTTTCTCTGCCCTTCGCAGGATTCCCGTACACGCCTTCGCACTCAAATAGTATTTCTCCGGCGCGTTCGCTTCCAAAATCTGCGATAAGGTAGATTCTCTTGCGACGCTGGGGAACTCCCCAGTATTGAGCGTCATAGACGCGCCAGGCAACGCTGAAACCATCTCCCACGATGCACCCGGCATGATTCCATTTTCCTTTTGAAGGCATAGGTACAGTAATGCCTGCCCCTTTGATGTCGCAGAAGGCTTGCAGGACGGCTTGGAAATCGGCGCCTTTGTTGCTGCTGAACGCTCCGGGTACGTTTTCCCATACGGCGAAACGAGGTCGAACATCGTCATCTGCCCTTCCAATTGCTCTGTCATGTTCCCGCATCTCCTTGATAATTCGTATTGCTTCAAAAAACAGGTTGGATCGTTGCCCATCGTGGATTCCAAGTTGTTTCCCGGCAGTGCTCAAATCCTGGCATGGCGACCCGAACGAACAAATGTCAACAGGCTCGATTTCCGCTCCGCAAATCTTTGTCACATCGCCAAGGTGTTTCATGTTTGGAAACCTTGCTTTGGTTACACGAATCGGGAACGGCTCAATTTCGCTTGCCCATACAGGTTCTATCCCATTCAGCACACCAGCAAGCGGGAAACCTCCGCTGCCATCGAAAAGGCTGCCCAATTTCAATTCACGCGTCTTCCATGCCTTTTCACGTTCGCTCATTCTCCCACCCTCTTTTCACAGCCGTCACAGGTTTCCATCGTGTAGCATTTGCTTTCACCATTCAGACAGGTCGCTCCGTCCCAATGGGCGCACCCGGCGCAGGTCTGCTCGTCCAGCATTTCCAGATCAGGCATCCTGCTCCCTCCCGATCAGATCCATCAGTTCCATCACGAAATTCTCCAGGCCCTTCCGATCGTAAAACCGGATCTGCTGGCCGTTCTGCTGGATTTCCACGCACCAGCCGCGCACCACATAGCACACGTCCTTCCCGGCATATTCCTTGGTGCACTGGGTCAGTATCAGGTCGGTCTTGGGGGCCTGCACCACCTGCATGGCAGGCTTTTCCACGTCCTTTACCTTGGTTTGGTTGGAGCCATAGGCGGCCCTCAGGCCGTCCGGCTGTTTCCCCAGGTACCGTTTAACCGTGACATAGTTGATGTCAAGCCGGTCAGCGATTTGTTTGTTGGTCAGGCCCTCCTCCCTCAGCTGCTTCAGCTCCTCGAGGCTGATCTCGTCCGTCAATTTCCTCGCCATGTACTTTTCCCTCCGTTATCGTGATTTGTACCCTTGGGTCGTTTTTGTCGTATTCCACCCGGCTGCCGTCGTGGCTCACCACGATCCGGGCGTTATCATCCGCCAGCACGCCGGCGTCCACCAGGATGTCCATGGTGGCCCCCAGCAGGTTCAGCAGATCCACCGGCCGCCTTGTTGGCATCCAGTACACGCAGGCCACGTTAACCGGATAATCAATGTGGCATTTCTGCCAGCCGGGGATCTGGGTCAAACACAGGTGCTCATATTCTTTGTACTGCTTGCTGGGGATGGGGATCATCCGCCCATGCACTTGTACCAGCCGCATGCTGTTTTTTTTCGTAACCGGCTGACCGTGGATCTCAAGCTCCATCCTCATCCCGGCACCTCCTCCCAATTCCAGGGATGGCCCGGAAGACGATCCATGCACACCCTGGCGAATTCATACTCCACCTCGCCATCCACGATGAGTGCGTGGAAGATGATGTCATTGTGCGGATTCCCTTTTTCAAGCAGGAGGAAGATGTCAATATCGTTGCATACTTGCTGGACAACCTTTGCCCCGTTCAGCAGAGCGTTTGCCTGTCTTCTCGTCACCTTCGTGTAGACGAAATCCATCCAATCCCGCTTGATGTCAAGATGCGTTACCTTCATCCCTTCGCCTCCTCGCTTCTTCAACCAGGTCATCCGATACAGACAGCAGATAATCCTCGGAGTAGCCCCTCTGGCCATACTGCTGCGCTGTGACCACCTTTGCAGGAGCGGAGTCCTTCTTTTCCCATGTCCGCACCGCAGCTTTCCAATCCTTCATGGGCTGGTTCCCAACCTTCCACCCCTTCGATGCGTAGAAATCCACGAACTTTTCCGGATCCACATCGTTCCCGCGCTCCTGGCAGTAGAGTGCCACCTCCGCTGATGTCGGCGGGAAAAACCTCGTTTTTTCTTTTACCCCATTTATGGGGTTTTCTTTATTCTCTTTCTCTTTTTCTTTTTCTTTAAGGCTTTCGTTGGGTTCCGTTGGGTTTTTCTGGGTTTCTGTGGGTTTCTGCGGGTTTCCCTTTGGCCTTCCGCCAAGCACTCCGTTCGCCCGTTGTTTTCCATTTTCTTCCCTGGTTTTATCTATGTTCTGCCTTGCCATCGGCCATACATAGCGCTCATTTCCTTTGAATTCCGGCAGCGCCCCAGACTCTGCGTATTCCAGCATCGCCGTGAACAGCCGCCCTCTTTCGCTATCATTGAGCGGTTCGATGATCTCTGCAAAGCTGCACCAGATTTTCAGGTACTCCATCGTCTTATCCTTTCACGTCATAATCCGGTATCAGGCTCACTGTCAGGGCACCCATCATGTCGGGATGGCACATTAAGTACTTTCCGATCATGCCCTTGGGGAAGCCGGCGTCCAGCACGCTCACCAGTCCACCGTTGGTTTCTATCCGCTTGGCATCCTTCGTCTCGCACACCCGGCTCAGTTTCCAGGGGCCGCCGGGGGAGAGGATCATCACCCTCTCCGGGCCGTTCACGCTGATACTGATATTGTCCACGCCGCCCAGCATCCGCATGGCGGGGGAATTGATGTAAAGCATTTTCGGGGTGAACCGGACGTAGGGTTTCCCGCGCACGCCCTTGGGGGGAGCATTGCGTTTCTTCGTGGGGATCACTTCATGGTACATACTTTTTCCTTCTCCTTTCCGTTAGAACGGCAGTTCTTCCGTCACCTCAACGAAGCCGCTGGGAGCCCTTGCCGGGGCCTTCTGAGGGGCCGCTGTGGCCGTTTCGCTCTTTGGGGTGAGGAATTCCACGTCATCCGCCTGAACCTCCAAGGAGGCCTTGGGAGAGCCGTCCCGGGCCGCGTAGGCGCTGGCGCTCACCGTGCCCACCACCGCCACCTTTTTGCCCTTGCTCAAATTCTTTCCACAGATCTCGCCCAGCTGCCGCCAGGCCGTCACCCGGAAAAAGTCCGTCTCCTTTTCCGCCGTGTGCCGCCTGTTCACAGCGATGGTGAAGCTGCACAGGCTCACGCCGCTCTGGGTGGTGCGGCTCTCCGGGTCGCTTGTCAGGTTTCCGATCAAAAAGATGCGGTTAATAAGTCATTCCTCCTTTTTTCATGACGCTCTTTCATGCAGAAGTTTCTCTTTTAATGCGTTGTATTTCTGAAGAGCAACTTTGTATTGCCGCTCAAGCGTGAGCAATTCATCAATGTCTTGTTCTCGTTTTGTCTTCGCATCTCCATACAGCAGGTATTCTTGTGAAACGCCCAGGGCCCGTGAGATCCTTACGCAAGTGTCCCGCCCCAGCCATCTATGGCCTGTTTCAAACTTGCTGATTGCTTCCCTCGAAAGGCCAACTTCAGCTGCCAAGTCTTTCTGGCTCATTCCGTTCAGCTCCCGGTTGATGAAAAGCCTGTCCCCGAGCGCCCAACTACTCATCTTCTCCCTCCTTCGTGATCCCCATGGTGCCGGTGAGCAGCCGCAACGATTGCTGGTAAACGTGCCAGCAGTCGCCGGTTTTCCGCACGTCATCCGTGATGGCCGCCACCAGCAGGCTCATCCGCTCCTCGATCCTGAGCAGGCGCTTGTATTCGTTGACCGTGATCATCACCACATCGTGCGGGTAAGGCAGCCGCTCGTCATCCATCGTCGTTTTCCTCCTTCAGGTAGTTCTTTCCGAACACATCCATGAATTTCTCATGGCCGTATAGCTCCTCAAATCTCCGCTGGCACAGGTCTTTCAAGTCCCTGTCCAGGCCGGGGTTCCGTTCATGCAGATCCATGTGCACATCGTGGGCCAGCCACACCCAGCAGCCCCATTTGTCTGCCGCTTTCCTGCGGGGGCCGTGGTAGATGTGGTGTTTATCCAATCCCCTGGTGGCCCCCG